CCTCATAATGAAGGTAAGGTCTTCCTCTTTAAGTATGGCAAGAAGATCTTTGACAAGATCATGGAAGCAATGCAACCTGAGTTTGAAGATGAGACTCCTATCAATCCTTTTGACTTCTGGCAAGGTGCAAACTTCAAACTGAAGATTGTGAAGAAGGATGGTTATTGGAACTATGATAAGTCTGAGTTTGGTCCTGTAGAACCTCTACTGGATGATGACGATGCTCTTGAAACAATCTGGAAGAAAGAGTATTCTCTTGCAGCAGTAACTGCTCCTGATCAATTCAAGTCTTATGAAGAACTTGAGCGTCGTATGAATATGGTTCTTGGTCTTAAGAACTCTTCTCCTGCTCGTTCTCGCGCAGTGGTTGAGCAAGAAGATGAACTGGAAGAGTTTCAACAAACTCCTACAGTCCAAGATCGTGTTGTAGAGGAACTGGAGCAGTCTTATGCTCGCTCCAAGTCTCCTTCACTTCCTGTAGTTACAAAGGAAGTTGATGAAGATGAAGATGATGCTCTTGCATATTTCCAGCGTCTTGCTGAAGATTGATCAAGAATAAAGTCTAATATTCTCTGCTCTCTTAAGGGTTTCACTCACATACTGGGTGGAACCCTCTTTATATGGCATGATTTCATCCATATCATTTAATACTACATTTATGTAATCTGCCTTTAGAACAAAAATATTTCTCTTGGCATCTTCAATTTTGCTTTCATAATCATAGTTTGTGACTGGAACTGCAATATTTGTCTTTGTAACATAAGACTCTAGATTAGAATCATAATATTCAACACTATAATTAGAATCTACAATTAATCCTGCAGGGACAATTGTTACTCCCGAACTGTCTATAATTCTTGTGGTTTCATAATGATGTGTTTCAAAAATTATTTCATCAGAACCATACTTATTGATAAGAAAATTTTGAAAAGAATCTTGAGTTAATGGCCACTCAGTTTGAACGTTCAAAATATTATTTGAAAGAAGAATCAACCAGTCTAATGTTTCATCACCATAAACTTCATACGCAACATTATCTGGACGATCATCTCCAATAATTTGATACTTGGTGAAGAATGTTAGATCTCCAAAAATATCATCACGAAGTTTTCCTTTCTTGAAAAGATTTTTGACAGTTCTGTATTCTGATATATTCTTAGTGTCAGCAGTTCTACTGACGTATTCAAAGTTTGGAACTTGGCGAAAGTATGTTGGCATTTTAGTAACCTATTTCGTCGTTTGCTAGTGGTCTTCCTGCTGTAGTCGATGTTTTTCCAGACGCTCCGCCATAATCATCTTCATAAACTGGTTCAAGTTCACTGAATCTAAGAGATAATTGGTATGATGTCATTGTTTTTCTTTCGTCATTATATGTCATGTATGTTCCATCTGGAGTATAATCAACATCACAACTTATTAGAGCACATCTTTTAATTCTATTAATTGAAGGATGTTCTGAAAACTTTTCGCCATCCCAATGTTGATATCTGATTGCAAAGATATTGGGAGATTGGAGAAAAACGTTTGATGGTGTTGCCTTAACAGACATTCCTTGTTTGAAAAATCGAATAATTTTTCTAACTTGTTCTGCTTCTTTTGGATCTCTTGGAGACATTCTAAAAGTGAATGCAAAGGGACGTAAAGAAGGTCCGTTAAATAGCAACTCTAGGTTTGGATTTAGTATTGCTCCTGTTGCTCTTGATAATAAATTCTGTGTTCCTACTGCTTCTTGTGCAAAATAAGTTTTAAATGCGTCTTGATATAAACCTTTTGTTGTTACTTCTCTAGCTATGACCCCCATAATACGCGATACATTATCTCCTAGTTGGACCGCATCATCACTTCCAATTATTTTCATAGAAGCAGCTGCCCCATATGCTTGAATAGCATTTAATGTTCCTCCACTCCAATCAACACTATTATTGTCACTAATTGATGGTTGAATTGGTAAAGTTACAGACCCCTTTATCTCCTCCAAATTGCGTCTATCTATTGACTTTACATTAGATTCAAAAGAGTTTGGATTTATTGTGCTACCAGTCAATCTTTTCATGGTGAAAGTTATTCTATCTTGCTTATTACTTTCTAATTCTTGTGGATAAAATAGCGGAGGGCCATAATCCATTCTCACATTTTCGGATGGAATTGAAATATTAATTGGTTGTGCGCTTTCTACTGCATCTCTTGCAGCAATAGTTTGGGTATCTCTTGCAACAATCTCTGGATCTGGTTGTTGGGGAGAAGGTGGTGCAACCGCATTTGCTTGCTTTACAGATACTACTTGTGCAAGTCCTGGTTGAGTATTTGCTGCAAGGTTTATAAGGTTGTTTTGCACTGCTTCATAAAACCTACCACCACTTGTAGTTAATGACTGTTGTGCGGTTGCTCCTAAAACTTCATCTCCCACATTTTTTCCTGGAGGAATTTTCCCGAGATCTGCATCTTCTTGTGAGTAATTTCTAAAATTATAAGTTTTTCCATTATCTGTAGTAGATCCAGCCCTAACCCATCCACCTGGATTAAAATTATCTATAGAGTCGGCAGTTCCTGGAGTCCATGTTTTTCCGTCAGAAGTTCTTGCTGCAGGCTTAGGTGCATAATATAAATCAGTTCTTGCTGTTCCTTCTATAGGTTTTCCATTATTATCTACTTTATATCCAGTAATTGTTCTAAAGTAAAAATTTTGATTACTTCCAGGCAATTTTTGTGCAAATTGCTCACCGTAGATATATTTTATCTTATCAGCCATCAGAACTCTTCCCCAAATACAAGAGGATTAATCATCTCAATTTTTTGTAGAGTATGAGACATTTATTGATACTTTTTATCTATTTATTCTAAACTTGGCATAATTTATTCTCTTCATATAATCAATCTCATCGTCGTATACCGTATGAAGTTGTCCAGCGACTTCATTCCAAGTGTAATTTCTTACACATTGTGTTATGTCAACATTCTCCCAATGAAAATTAAGTCCTCTAAATCCCCAAGGAAAAACCCCAAGTGTTGCAATTAAAGGATGTTGATCGTATTTTATATTTGGAGTCTTAGCATTGTAGATAAATGTATAATATTTTCCAACATCTGGTATAAATTCAAGGTCTTTAAAGATAGTAATTATCTCCAACATAATTTCTTCTGGATCATCTACGTTTCTGATTCTATTTTGTAAAATAGAAATACGTGACCTTGGTCGTGCTTTTTGATAATCAGTATCATTCTCAATTAATTCTACCAATCTTTCTTTTGAAAGAGATTGATAATTACCAATAGATCCTTTTCCAGAGGCAGTCTGATAATATACTGTATATTTTGCCGCAATCTGAGCTAGTTCATTTTTTGAATACTCTGTTAATGGTTTCTCGTATCCAGTTAACGCCATTATCTGATACCTAGTTCGTCTTCTGTAATTACTTTGAACTCTATCATTCTATCTTTACAAAACTCATCTGCTGCTTTCCACTTTGCTTGGTTAACCGCATAAGTTTTTGCTTCGTAAAGAAAAGATTTAGTCACTCTTGATTTTTGTTTTGGTGGAACAGTTTGTTTCTTTGGTTTTACTTCAATCACATATGTTTTAATTTCCCCAGTTTGTTCTTTTACCTTAATAATGAAATCGGGAAAGTATCTATGAACACGATTATCTACTGGAGAAATATATGGAATCCAAAATTCTTCACTACCCCAAGAAATAATATTTTCATTTAAGTCGCACCATCTACAGAAGCGTCTTTCCCAACTACTTCTACAAATGATATTATTTGCATCACCTTTATATTTTTTAGGATATTCTGGTTTGTATTTGCTTTTAATACTTTCTGCCATTATCCTTACTACATAATATATCAATAGAAGTATTTATAGATAGATGCCTGCACCCAGTCCATCTAAGAAGGTATTAACAGATTTAAAAGCGTCTATTTTAAATCCTGCTTTAACATCTCATTTTCAATGTTGGTTTAATCCACCTGACTTAGTTCAGCAGTGGATTTCCCAAAAGGCAAATGCTGGGCTTGGAATTGCATATGGAAGCAATTCGGAATTTTTTTCCTTATCATGTTCTGAAGCATCACTTCCCGGATCATCTTTAGCAACACATGAAATTAATAATGATTATAGTGGTGTAACAGAGAGACATGTTTATAGAAGACAGTATGATGATAGAGCATCCTTTACTTTTTATGTTGATCATGACTATAATATAATTTATTTCTTTGAAAACTGGATCTCTTATATTGTAAATGAACAATTTGCCGATGCTAATGGAATACCTGGAATTGAAAATCTAAATCATTTTTATAGAGTTAATTTTCCAAAGCAATATCAAACAACAATATATCTTAAAAAGTTTGAAAGAGATTATGCTGGAAGAATACTTCAATATAGATTTTTAAATGCATATCCAATCAGCATTGATTCAATGCCAGTTTCCTATGATTCTTCTCAATTATTAAAGTGTACCGTGTCATTTAACTATTCAAGATATATCGTTGGTGGTGGAGAAAATATTGTTCCACCTAGAGAATCTCTTACTTTAAATCGTCCAAATGGAGACCAGATAAATGTAAATGGACTTGATCCAAATAGACCTTTACAAGCTCAACTTGCTGAACAAGGTTTATTAACTGGAGGAACTATTCAGCAACAATAAATAATCACACTGAAACATCTATAGGATATTATGCCTTTACCAAAGATCTCTACACCTACATATGAGTTGGAACTACCTTCTACTGGACAAACAATTCAATATAGACCATTTTTAGTTAAAGAAGAAAAATTATTAGTACTAGCATTAGAAAGTGAGAATACAAAAGAGATTACAACTGCAATTAAGAACGTAATCAAATCCTGTATTCATACTAAAGGAATTAAGGTAGAAACTCTGCCAACATTTGATATTGAATATCTTTTCCTAAACATCAGAGGTAAATCTGTTGGAGAAGAGATTGAAGTCAATATTATTTGTCCTGATGATGGTGAGACTTATGTTCCTGTCAAAATTAGTATCGATGATATCAAAGTAGAAAAGAAAGAGGATCACTCTAATAAAATTCAAGTTGATAAATCAATTGTGATGGAAATGAAGTATCCATCTCTAGATCAATTCATCAAGAGCAACTTTGATTTTAGTTCTGATGGTGCAATGGATCAATCTTTTGATCTGGTGGCAGCGTGTATTGATAAGATCTATAATGAGGAAGAAGTTTGGGCAGCGGCAGACTGTACTAAGAAAGAACTAATAGAATTTCTTGAGCAGATGAACTCAACTCAATTCAAAGAGATTGAAAAGTTCTTTGAGTCAATGCCAAAACTTTCTCATGAAGTTAAAGTTACAAATCCAAAAACTGAAGTTGAGAGCACTGTTGTGCTGGAGGGACTCTCAAGTTTTTTCGCATAGCTCTAGTCCACATGGACTTGGAGAGTTACTTCAAGCTTAATTTTTCCTTGATGCAGTACCATAAATATTCATTAACGGAGATTGAAAACATGATGCCTTGGGAACGAGACATCTATGTTGAATTATTAAGAGCTCATTTAGAAGAAGAAAAACTTAAGCAGCAGCAAAATGGGTCCTGACGAGTTAGATGATCTACTGGCAAGCATAAGAGCGGAGGGTAAAAGAGAATCCGCTCTTGCTTTGTATGAGGGTAAGGGTGAAGAGGATTTAGTTGATGAAAATATAGATGAAAGAATATTAAAACTTCTTGGATTGGATGATGTATTTGATATTGATTATGGAACTTATATTTCTCTTTTAAAAGAAAGACTTGCTGCGTCTAGAAGTTTTGGTAAAAAACTTTCTACAGAAGAAGACGAACTACTTGTTGAAGAATTTAGAAAAGTTAAAGGAAAAGTTGGTAGATTTAAAATAAGAAGAAAGAAAATTACTGCAGAAAATATTGGTGTAACTGGTCCTGTCAAAGTTTCTACCGAAAGATTTTATCTAACATCAAAAGCAATAATACCTCAACCATCAACTTCTGTTGGAGAATCTTCTGAAGATATAAAGGATATTAGCAAAGCACTTGACGAATTACTAAAGAGCATTACAGAACAAAATAAGCAAGAGAAGAAAAAGGCAGAAGAGAGTAGAAAGTCTGACGAACAAAGAAGAAGAACTAAAAGAGAGGTAGAATTAGAAAAACCATTAAAAAAAGCACTTGGATTAGTTAAAACTTTAGTAGCGCCATTCCAAAGTATTCTTGATAGAATCATGAGATTCATTCAGTTTACTTTGATTGGATTTTTAGTTGATAAAGTTTTAAAGTGGTTTGCTGATCCTGCAAATGAAAAGAAAGTAAAAATTCTTGGTAGATTCTTAAAGGATTGGTGGCCTGCATTAGCATTTGCTGCTGGATTATTTCTGACTCCTCTTGGTGCATTTGTTCGCGGAACTCTTAAAATGCTGAGGACTTTTGTTCCTCAAATGGTTAGATTTATGGCAGCTAATCCATTAATTTTTGGTACAGTTGCTGCTGGAGCTGGAGCATATGCTGCTGTCCAAATGAATGAAAAGTTCAGAGCACAGCAAAAGAAAACTGATAAATCTATTGTAACACCTCAGCAAACTGCTAGAACAGGAAAAACTCCTCTTCCCGCACAACTGCAACAAGAACAAGTTCTTCAAAGAGGACTTGGTGGAATGTTTAGTGGTGGTGGTAGAGTAAGAAGAAAATCATTCTTTGGTGGTGGGGCAGTTGATAAAATTGTAAATGTAAAAGATATTGCTTTTACAGAGGGAGGTGGTATTGATGATGACAGTGGTGTAAGAATTACTGGTGCAGGTCCTGATACTCAGTTGATTGCTGCACAACCCGGTGAAGTTATGATGTCTAAAAAAGCAGTTGATAAACATGGTGCTAATTTTTTCCTTAAATTAAATAAGGATGCTGGTGGAACAAATATTCCCAGAATGGTGAATAATATTCAACTTGCTCAAGGTGGCGGACTTATTGGTGCCTTGGGTAGACTAGGATTGCCTGGAACTGGAACTGTCATGGCACCTAGAGGAATGGAACTTGGATATCAAA